CGGAGAACCGCAAAGGTCCCTTTGGAAACGAAATGCCGTGCGCAGAACAAACTTTGCAATAGAGTCCATGGAAACCACATTTGATCTTCGTTTTGGCGCCCCGTCGTTTGTAACGATAAAGAGGTCTGGAGATCTCGTGAAGAATTGTGTTCTCGAAATTGCGATGAAACGTTCGTCAACGGAATCTTTCTATCCGGCGGAACAATTCATAAAGAGCGTAACGGTCATGATCGGAGGTCAGGAGATAGAACACATCCCGGATTTCCCCAATTGGTCGCGCGTGCATGACGAGCTTTTCAATACCACGGAAATCAGGGCGGCGAACTACAGGATGCAGAATTTCAGAGACGATGACCCCCCTGGTGCAATTCGTACGTTTTATGTAGATCTCCCATTGTTCTTCTCAAAGAACCTGTCGTCCGCAATTCCGATGATAGCGCTGCAGTATCACGAAATTCAACTAAAATTCGTTTTCAACGAACCTTACAACATCCCGGGTATTGATTCGGTGTATGTACCACAGGTCCGATTCTACACGGATTATGTTTACCTAGACAAAATAGAACGCGAGTATTTCGTATCCAACCCTCACGAGTATATCATAGAACAACTCCAAACATTCACCGCCCCGTCTAAAATCTCAGATTCCATAGCGACCGGGATATACGATCTTCCTTTTAATCTACCAACGAGATATATTATATGGTTTTACAAATCAAATTTACATGGCCAATACACGACTAGTAACTTCCAATTCGAAACAAATGAGGCATTTGCGCCGATGTACAGTGCGGTACTGAAATGTAATGGCGTCGACCGTTTCTCGGAGCGCCCAGGTGGATATTTCAATCTTGTACAACCCACACAGGCAGTAGGGCAAGCTCCCTCGGCGGGAATCTACATGTATTCTTTCGGAGTTAAGGCCAACGAACAGGACTCTGCGGGAACGCTGAACTTCAGTCGTCTGGATGTTGTGACTCTGAGCATTACGAGCAAGGCGGCAACTGCGACAAGTATAACAGATATATTAGATACGTCTACAACTCTCGAGTCTGGGATGACCAAGTTTAATGATATTACAGTGTTTGCCCGCAACTTTAACGTTCTTCGCGTCATGGAGGGAATGGGCGGTCTCGTATTTTCGAATTGATTTACGCTTGTATGCACAACTTATACGAGGGTGTTAAGTATCCGTGAGAAACATCGAACTCTTTCTTTACCGTGGTCCTCCTCAAAGCTGATGGCGTCCCAAGATGAGAGATATCGCTCAATAAGTTTACGATCACGTCGAACATCTTGGAGATATAAGCTGTGTCTCTCGATCCAAAAATAACAATATTTCCCGTTCCGAATATAAACGCAGTGGATACTTTCTTAGAACCTTCGAACAACAGTAATTTTACTGCGGGATGACGTTCAGGATCAAAAAACGCCTCGACGCACATGCTTTTGGCATGGAGATACACGGCCTTCGGCGGGAACGACAATGGAAAGTTATCGCTTTGAACAACTGTCCCAGAATTTATCATATTTATATTGAAATCGTCGAAATTCATATTGATGTCGACCACTTCTTCTACAAATTGAGATATCAAAACTATCATGTGCAGGAAATCGACGAGCGATGAAAACCCGGTGGCATGAACCGTACCATTGTAAAACAATTTGGCGGATTTTTTGTCCAGCATGAAGGAAACCTGATGCCTGAATTTCCTGACGTCATTAGGCTCCTTGTTCGCAACGGAACGGCGTTTGCGCGGAGGTTTCATTCCACCCAAATACAGACCTTCTTCTGGAGGATACTCGGCCAGCGCATCTCTGATCAGTCCAATTGGCATTTCGGAGTCAGAGGCGTGACTGAATTTACCGGTAATGGTCATCGTCGACAACGTAAGGGGCGCGAACTGAATTTTTTCTCCAACAGATGTTCTTGCAGTATGAGATAGACACTCGAGAAATTTTTTATTCGTGTCAAATACTTTGTCGATCACTGTCGTTGATATATAATGCCCGAGTACTTCTCGGTCAATTCCACATTGCAACGAGATCGTATCCACGCGAGACGACATTTTGTGAGATTACTATCAAAGAAAGTATATTTGTATCACAGAGTGTCAATATCTACAAATGTCCATATTGACACTCATAATAATTTAAGTACCTCAGATGACACAAACGTATATACAATGCCTACTCTTCCGACCAAGTTAATGGCCTCCGAGAAGAAGATGTCTCCTCTCCTGATCAAGAAACTCGTCGATCACGCGATAGTTCCAAGGCGCGCTACGGAAATGTCTGCCGGGTATGATATCAGCTCGGCAGAAGATGCGACAATCCTACCGAAAGAACGCATGGCGGTGTCAACCGGTATCGCGATCGGGCTTCCAGAGGGAACTTATGGCCGAATCGCACCTAGGAGTGGTCTCGCTTATAAACACGGTATTGATGTATTCGCCGGGGTGATCGACGCCGATTACACTGGTCAGATTTTCTGTATTCTTTACAATTCGGGCGAACACCCATTTGTCATCAAAACCGGAGATCGAATCGCGCAGCTGGTTCTAGAAGTTATCAAGACTCCAGATGTAGCGGTGGTGCTGGACATTGCAGATACATCGCGGGGGGATGGGGGCTTCGGGAGCACCGGCAAGTGATATGTAAAATATACACTCAAAAAATGTAAGAAATAAATATGCTATCTAGAATCAAAATACCAAGTGTACACACATGCCATAAAAGAGATGTAAAAGCAGTCAAACATTTCATTAAACGCCCAGTCGTCATTCCACAGCCACTAGAGAAAAAGGTAGTATTTGATCGCGAAATCACAGAGTTCGAGATACGAGTGGCAATGTCCACAAGCGTGCTGATTTTTTCCATGGGAATGCTTGCCACGCGGCGGGGAGACCCGGGAATGTATCTTCCACTTATAACGTCAGTCATAGGATACTGGACACCGTCGCCCAAAAAGAAAGACTGATAATCCATCCGAAATGTCATTTGAAATTCAAATGTTTATCATTTGACCCTGGTATAATATTGAATATATAATGTAAAACTGTGTAATATTTCACATATTAAAATAATCAACATGACTTTCGAACTCAAGTTCACCGGCCGCCTTTATGACTATCAAAAGAAAGCACTCGCGTGGATGCTGGAACGCGAAAGCTCTAACGATGCTCCCGGAGGATTCTTATGTCTTGATATGGGTCTCGGGAAGACTTGTCTTACAATCGCCACGATTTGTCTTCACGACATGAAGCACACACTCATCGTGGTTCCAAAGAACATCATGCATCAATGGGTAGCAGAGTTCGAGAAATTTTCGAACATCACTCCATTTGTGTTCTCTGCAAACGATTCGAACACCGGAAAGATTACGCGCGATATCCTTGCACAGCATCGCGTTGTGATCACATCTATAAGCACATTTGGCAGCATGAAGAAAGACGACGAGTCGGAGCTGCTTTCATTTGAATTTGATAGAGTAGTCGTTGATGAGGCGCATCTTATCAGAAACAATAAGACGAAGAGTTACAACCTCATCAAAAAAATTCAGAGCAATACTAAATGGTGCCTGTCTGGAACGCCCATCAACAGAAGTCAAAACGATTTCAAGACTCTGCTGGAATTCATGTCCATTTTCAACGTGACGCTATCACATGCAGCAAGGACATATCTTTACCGTATCGTAAAGGAAGATGTGAATAGTGTCAAGATTCCGGAGTTGTCGATCGAGGATCTTCGGTCGGATTTTGAATTGGAGGATGAGAAGGACATCTATAACGAGCTTTTGGAGAATGGCAAGCTTTTGCTCAAAGCATACACGGCATATGGCGGCGGCGAGGGACGCATGCGGATCTTGGAACAGCTCCTCAGGCTTCGGCAGGCGGTTACAAATGCCGCGATGTTGCCGATGGGAGTTGTGGATACGACATTTGATGGCCAGTCTACCAAGCTCAACATGCTTCGTAGAGATATTATGTCTGTTCCAGTGGAAAAGACAATCATATTTGTTCACTGGATCAAGGAGATCGAATCAGTTCGCGCGATGCTTAAAGAGATTGGCCATGATTCCGTGGTTATATCTGGAAAGGTCAAAATGGAAGACCGAACAGAGGCGATCGAGAGGTTCACAAATGATGCCGAGCTGAATTTCTTTATTATTCAAATCGAGGCAGGCGGAGTTGGGTTAAACCTGCAGACGGCAAGCAGAGTGTACATCAATTCGCTGGCGTGGAATGCTACCAGTGAGTTGCAAGGGATTGCGAGGTCACATCGTATTGGTCAGAAGAAGGCGGTGACTGTGAAGCGGCTCGTTATCAACAATACTATCGATGACCACATCATTGCAACGCAGCAAAAGAAGTTGTCTACTGCGGCGGAAATCCTCGGAGACGCAAGGATCGAGAAGTCTCTTACGTCATCAAAATCCGTGTTTAATTCTTTGTTGTCTGTTTTCAAGTAAACATGAATTCGTAAAACATTATAATTTAAAATGATTAGAACTTGTAATGGATTTTCTCGAGTCATCTATTACAGCTCAAAAACAACTTGGCATGAAACACAGAGCTAAAAATGGAATTTTTTTTACACCAAAGCCGCTCAGAGACATCGTTTTGCAACACGTCAATATAACTCCGAAAAGTATTCTAGAACCAACGTGTGGATCGGGAGAATTTTTGGTAGATTGCGAGATGATGTTTCCAGAAGCTGCTATTACGGGAATAGAGTTAGACGAAGTTCTGTCTCGCGTCGCAAAGAATAATGCTTCGCGCTCCGTCATTCATACTCAAAACTTTTTGACTTATGAAGGAGGAAAGTTTGATCTCATCGTCGGGAATCCACCGTTTGTTCAAATGAAATCCGTAATCAAGAAGGCGTCCGTGGGAAGATCTAATCTATATATTGAAATTCTATATAAGTGCATTACTCAACATCTGAACGAAAATGGCATATTGGCAATGGTGTTACCGTCCACCATAATGAACGGACACTTCTCGCAGCCAGTCCGAGACCTTATTCTGAGCAAGAAGATTCTACACTTCGAAACGATTCGCGAACACACGTTCAAAGATACGAAGGCCGGTGTAAGCATCCTGGTCATCGAAAATGCTCCCGGAGATAACACGAACTACACGTTTGGTGGGTTCATTACAGAAGATGCTCGTGAATTAACCACGATGACCGAAGGAACGAATAAATTGAAGGACCTGGACGTCGACGTGAAATATGGAATGATGACGATAACGCTTCAAGATCACTTTTCGAGAGACTCGTCACACACACCATTCGTTCTTATGAAGGACCTCGTACACGATGAAATCTGCTTCGACAAAGACAGACTGTTCATTAACAAACAAATGAAAACGCACAGTGGTAGATGTATTCTGTTGTTGAGAAGTAACGGCGTTGTGATGGGATCGGAGTATGTGTTGAAAAAGGCGATATTCGAGTCGGAGTCATTTCTGTTTGACAGTTGTCTCGTGGGTATATTCGGTACTGACATAGATAAAGTATACAAGTCTCTGCTCGATAGCAGAACCGCGTATTATCTAAAAAAGCTATGTGGCTCGGGAAGGCTCACCAAGAATATCATCATGAACCTGCCAATGTTCGAATAATTTGCGGAGTGGACAAGATTACAAATGAAAACAAAACAAATGGATTTTTGCGAGTAAAAAATTGTATTCTTATGTTAATACAATGTCTTCAGTACCTCCTCAGAGACCAAATGTGAACGACAAGTGGTGCGAAGTTTCCACCGAATTCTTGAGACGCTGTATGCACGGAGAAGACCCGGATGCTGTGATAAAAGACCTTCAAACAAGGTATTCTGGTCTAGGCCCTGTGAACCAGGCGTCTCTCAAGAAGTTACTTGAACCCGTGAATCCTCCAACTCCCGACGCCAAGAGGTATTTCGCTTCGTATGCCGAATGCTGGGATTATTGGGGAGGGTGGAATGGTGCCAAGACGCTCGACAAAATCCCCACTAAGAATGTGACTATCGCTTTTGTGTTGTCTTCGAACGGAACTCCTAAGTTCGACGGCACCATGGATGTCAACACCTTCGTGAGCCAGGCGAAAGCAGTTCAAGCAAAGGGAGGTATCATTCGAATCTCCTTCGGCGGTGCTACGGGAACCGAATTAGCCCTTGCTATCAAGGACGTCAATAAACTCGTCGAAGCATACGATAGCGTTATAACAATGTACAAGACCCGTAATATTGACATGGATATAGAAGGGGCTGCCGCATCGGATGCCGACAGTATCACTCGCAGAAATAAGGCTCTGGCAATTTTACAAACAAAGTATCCAGACCTAAAGATTGATTACACTCTTTCGTGCATGCAACGCGGCCTCGAATCACAGGGAATAAATATTCTCAAGGATGCCAAAGCTCAAGGAGTCAAGATGAATGCCGTAAATATCATGGCAATGTGCTATGGAAATAACGAGAAGCAGATGGGTCAGGCCGCAATTTCTGCTGCTACTGCGACTAAGAAACAGTGTGATGATATGGGTCTCGTTTATGGCGGTATTGGAATCACACCTCAAATAGGAAAGAATGATACACCTAACGAAACATTCACCATTGATAACGCAAAGGAAGTAATTGCATTCGTGCAAAAAACATCATGGGTAAATTTCACCGCCTTCTGGTCAGTAGGTGCAGACAACGCAAAAAGTTCAAAGGCTCCTCAAGAACAATGGGAATTCACAAATCTTTTTAACAGTACAAACGCGTAATCACACAAGTTCGACCTTGTTTTTTAGTTCTTTGGCCAGTGCAATAGCCTTTTCAGCACACTCTGCAAAGGCCTTTGTCCCCACAGACTCGAGAACCTTTTCGCGACACATAATAACATTCTTCCGCATCTGTTCGAGTTGTTCATCGCTGATGGAGTCAATCAGTTTCTGGAGCTGATCGCCGGTCTCGATCCCGCGCTTCTTGAGGTCGAAATATGCGCCATTGTGACCCTCTGGAACGAGCTCCTTCAGCTTATCATATACATTGCCGTAATACAGTGGTATGCATCCGGCTGACAGACTGTCGTAAAACTTTTCAGATACATACCACGCCGCGTCGCAGTTCTCCACCACCAGATCGAATACGAAGTTCATCTTGTGTTCGACAGCCGACTTAGGGTCTTTGGACCGATGCACGTTTTGGAACGTCTTGATTTTCTTTCCATCCGCGATCTCGGCCCAGTTGATTCCAAAGGCTGTAATGTCATTCAGACCCTTGACGAGGTCCTCGCGCAAATAATCGAGGCACTTAAGATGCACGCCATTCACCGCATATTCTTGTTTTCCCATGAGCTCCGGTCGCCTCTCCAAAACGATGCACGCCGACCTGCCAGTTCCGGCATTGTCACGAAGAAGCACTGCGCGATCCATGGAGTCGGACAAATCCCCGTGGTGGCAGTTGTGGGCAGTAAACACAACATCATTTCGTGTATCGATGAATGGTTTATAATAGGTCATCAGAACATCAAAGTGTTGCGATAGCCATTGTGCGTTCCACTGGCCACTGTGACGGATGTTGGGAGATTCCAGAGTGTATACGATCCGATGAAGATCGAGGCGTTGTGAAAGGAAGTCCAGAGGGATCTCTCCAGGGTTGCACAGGCTCACGAACACGGTGGCTCCGTGGGGAATGTTCGGGAAATTTGAATAGCCATTAATCAGATTGAATTTACCCCCGTTCAGACCATCCAGCCCCCGGAGCAATGTGAGTTGCCATTCGTCGAGCGCATAGCTTCTTTCATTGTACTTATGGTGCGCGACCAGGAAGTCTTCGGTGGCTTTCTGTGAGAAGTGAAAGATGTAAATGTCCTCAAACTTACCGAAGTCGTAACCGAACACCTGGTTTCCGCGCTCGAAGAAATTTCCCGACACAGACAGACCAGTGGAACCGATGCGATACCCAAGAGAATGCTTGCGAATGACAGCATGAGGCGCTGCCATCAACAGATTCTTGCAGAGCTCCCTGTCCGGCTCCGGTCGACCACGATCGTCTCTGAATTTAGCATTCCATGTCGGCGCGAGAGTAATCGCGAGGTCCCGCTCGATGAGATAACAGGACGTGTCAATAAGATAATCCCCGCGACCTGCAACGGTATGAGAAATTCCACCGAGAGATTCACAGTTGTCCTTCCCGATGGCGTTGCCGTCTTTGTCGATCAGATACCGGAGACAATACGACCACTTGTTCTCGGGGTTCTTGACGATGCCTCGCAGGAGGTCGCTGTAATGAGATGGAGTCACGATATTATCGTCGTCCAAATACGCGATGTAATCCGCGTCAACGAGCCAAGGCACGCTACCAAATACACGATGACCGTTCCAACCACCAGCACCCACGTTTTTGGGCAGGGTGAATTTCACGACAGGATGACGATTCTCGTATTTTGCAATAATCGTGTTTACCTTGGCCTCGTGTTCCTTTCCGTCCACCACGATCCAGTGTTCGATGTTGGGGAGCGCAGACTGTTGGACGCTCTCGATACACTTGTCCAGAAAAGCGCCTCCCAGAGTTGGTGTGATTACGACGATCTTGGGGATCTTAAGAATCCTGCGATGATGATTGACAAGATTGTGCATGATGCCACTGTCGTCAAGAGAATCAATTTCCACGACCCCGCCGGTAGGTTGCTTGACGGACGCAGGAGGATCCTTCTTGCCCCACTGAGTAACATCACGAGAAACGGTAATGCGGGGATGCTCGGACACCATGATGGAAAGAATGCTCTGGTCATGACGAGTGTCGTTCACGGAGGAGTCCTTGCCAGTGTCGTTGATGATGTCGAGCTGCAGGGCATACTGCAGGTATGTGTTCACGAATGCACGAGATTCGGGACAGTTCTTGTATACCTGGAACGCGGCGTTGAGTTGAATTTCATCTCCGGCAACCGAACCAGCACCCATGGCGTTGAAAACAGACTTCTTGGTCCACATACGATTCCGGTAATCATTGTTGGACCAATTGCCCAGACGACATACCAAAATGGGATTTCCGTTGGAAACAGAGTTCACGTATGGCTCGATGGAACGTTCAAACAACATAGTCGAGTCCACATACACAACGACGTCGTCATCAGGAAGTTGCCCGAGGATGGACTGAATCAAAAAAGGCTTCCATACCCACCAGCCCATTCCACGGGAATTCTCAAAGTGCTCTGGGTGGGTGGTCATGAGCCATTCGATGTCCTTGGTGCCAAATACACGGAACTCGTCGAAGCCGCCAGATGTGAGCGCGGAGTGACGAAGGGCCGCAGCGGAACCCTCGTATTCCTTGGTGGCGAATGTGATACCAATGGTGCGCGGCATTATTATATGTGGAATATAGATACCATAAGTTATTATATTACGATGTTTGGCGATATGAGACAATTGATGTACATGTAAAAGTTTTCAGGAAATAAATAATAAATAAAAAGAATAAAAAAAATAATTAACTACACGTGTAGTGGCGTGCCGTATATCAACTACATGTGTAGTTAATTATTTTTTTTATTTTTATTTTAATAACTTAATAATTATGTATAACATCCATAAAAATATGAATATAGAAACATATAAGTTTCCCGTTTTTACTTGTGGTTGTGGATACACCACGACGGACAGAGGAAATTCTGCCAAACATAAAAAGGTGTCATGCGGTCATGAAATGACTGTATCATCGGAGCGGTTCGTTTTAGAAAGAGATCATTTGGCGTCTCATGGAAACACCACGCACATTACGAACATTGCTGGGAATAACACGAATATATCCGATAGTATTGTAGATCAAAGTACGAACATCACTCTGGTTCTTCCCGAACGAACCACCAAGGAAGACTTTGCAGAATATCTGGAAACATTGGGGCAACTGGGATTTCGAACGCCAGAACAAATCGCGACGATGCCCGGAAAGATGCTGATGTTCACGCGAGACGCCAAGAAACTGCCTGGAGCTATCGTAGAAAGAGACAAGAAAATCATAGAAAAACTGCCAGACGGATCCGAACGAGTCATGGGAAAGAAAAAAGCGATACAAACGTACACCCACGAAGCAGTCGACGCGTTGTGCTTACAACCTCCCGCGGTTGGCGTGATCGATTTTTTAGAAACGGAACGCGGCTCTAAAAGAACGAAGATATCACTGCAGGATGCCGCCAAATTGAGAGTGACGAATCCTCGAGAATACCATTGTGGCGTTCCCGAAGATGTAAAATTTCGCCATCAGAAAATTGAAAGTCACACCGAAAAAGCGTTGGATAAGATCACGACGGAGAACAAAACGAACGGATTTTTGTAAGTAAAATCAAATTAAATTATTTCGAGCCAGTATTGCTTCTAGTTCATCAATCCGCTCGATGCTGCGTTTCAAAGCTCCGTACATAATCATGTGAATTTGACTTAGATCTATGAGTTTGCAATCGTCGATACCGGCATGTTGTGCGATAGATATAGATTTAGGCAAATATTCTTCTACCTCTTGTGCGATAAATCCAAGTTGAGATCTGTCTATTACCTGTGGATTAAAATCTTCATTCCATGTATATCTTTTCAAACTCAAATTCTTTAGTATATTCTCACATATGATAGCATTAGCCGTTTGTATATTGCTCTTTAATCTGGCATCAGACGGTCCCAACCATGCTCCTGCCACGGCCTTATATGCTTGTCCTGATACGACAAAATCTCCATTTCCAAGTAGAGATGCTGAATGAGTACTATTTAATAGAGACACGGAATTGTTAAATGTCGTTCCAAGAATTGTGACATTTTGACCAATAGCACATAAATTAGTTGCTGTAGCATTAAGAGTAGATATGTTCCTACCGATGAGTGTTAGATTGCTTCCATTGACACCCGTGTTATCGATACCTATAACACAAATACGTTTTGTACTTGTTGCCGTACCTATATTTCCACCGATCAGGCAATTGTTGCTCCCTGGAATACTTATATCACGTCCCAATCCTATGTTATCACTTCCCAAAGCAGCTTCTCCTCCTGCATTTTCCCCTATTAGTATATTTCTCGAGCCTCCGGAAATGTTTAATCCCGAACGATTTCCAATCAAAATATTCTGTGAACCAGATGTCACGGAAGGTCCTGCATTCGCTCCAATAAAAATATTTTGATCTCCTCCACTTAGTTGTCTAGCGGCAGAAACTCCGATGATAATATTTTCTGTCGCTGTATTTGCCATTATATTTCCTGCAAAAGCTCCTATTGACACATTTCGAACTCCGCTGTTCCCCGAGTCGAAACCAATAAATGTGTTTAAAATCCCAGTTGCCATTCCATATCCGGAACGAGCTCCTACGAACGTATTCTGTGTTCCCAATGTTATACCATTTCCCGCCGAAACTCCAATTATTGTATTATCCGTGGCAGTCGTCATCGAATTTCCTGCAGCGCTTCCAATAACGGTATTTCTGGATCCATTTGCACCAGAACCGAATCCTATAAACGTATTAAAACTTCCTGTATTTAAACCAACGCCTGTCGCAGACCCAATAAGTGTATTTCTCATACCGGAAGTAATATTTGCCCCCGCTTGAAATCCAACGATAGAATTATTCCCTGCGGTAGATGTCATCATGCCTCCAGACGAACTCCCAACCACTGTATTACGAGACCCATTGTTTCCCGAATTGAAACCGATATATGTATTCAAAATCCCATCGCCGAGACCTGTCCCGGAGCGACTTCCCACCATAGTATTTTGACCGCCCGTGGTGAGAGATATACCTGCATTTCCTCCGACGACGGTATTTTGACTCCCAGTTATATTAGGAGCCGCTCGAAACCCAACGACAACATTAGTATCACCGTTTATATTAGACCCTGCAAATGCCCCGCAAATAGTATTGTTGTTTCCCATATTTCCTGAATAATATCCAAGATACGAATTATAAAATCCACTATTCAAAAGAGAATCCCCCGATATTCCACCCGATTCTGTTCCTACACATGTGTTGAACGAAGAATTTCCCATCTGAGATCCCGTAAACCACCCAACAAGACAATTTTCATTTCCTAGAATATTTGCACCCGACACAGATCCAACATACGTATTGTTTCCTCCAATAGCATTAACACCTGCTCCTGTTCCAAATATGGCATTCCAACTACCAACATTATTTCCAGCACCAGCACCAAATATACTATTAAAATCGCCAAATACATTCGCCGCAGATAAATATCCGGCAGTCGTATTGTAATTACCAAGTTTGTCCGCCGCAAATGCTCCTATGCTCGTGTTATAACTTCCAGAAGACCCATTACCACATTGATATCCAATCGAAGTATTGTAAAAACTATCTGATAGTGCTCTAAAACCAGCTTCATATCCTACATATGTACCAAATTGACTGCCAAAAAATCCAGATCGTGCGCCAACAAACGTACATCTTGCAGAGTTTCCTGCATCACGACCGGAATCTTTACCAACAAACGTAG